TCACAATTCACGATTCGAACCGTCTTCCCCCAACGGGAGTTCATATCGTGAATTGTGACTGCGCCTGTCCGCTTCTCGGTCTTCGCTCGGCGCAATTCTATGAGCAAGTCGGCTTGTCGGCTCTTGATGCGAAGGTACGGGCGCAAAGCACAAACAGCGGCGTAGGCTCGCCTGTCTGTCGCATCCCAAGAATGCAACAGACGTCCGTTCTTGGCCGATGGCTTCTGCACGCCCCTGCTGCCACCAAAAAGATCGTGAAGCATATCGACGGCAATTGGAACGACCTGTTTGATACCCATGCGCTCAGAGAACACAGGATTGCCCGCATCGCCGCGAACCCGTTGGTGGTAAGTGTTCCGCTTGATCGTGAAGTAGCCATCCGAATCCATAACCCCAGCGAGGTAAGCGAGTGTGTGAGTGTTCATAGGTCTATTATACACCGTTGCGGCGGTGTGGGCACTATATGAACCCCTTCTGGACCAATGGAATCTCAACCCTACTGCACGGCGACATTAGAGAGGTGTTGGCCAGTATGGAGGCCGAGTCTGTTCACATGTGCGTGACCTCGCCTCCATACTGGTAACGTGGGGCCTCCGTGATTACAACCTGGAGCCGAGCGTCTGGGGTGGGAAGCCCGGGCATGAGCATGAGTGGGGTGGGGACTTCGTTGTGAAGGATGCTCACTCAGATACGGGAACATCAACACTATCAGGCCCGAATGCGGCTCAGATGGCCAGCGGGACTTTTGAAGCTAAGAGCCAATTCTGCCGCTGCGGTGCGTGGCGCGGGACGCTCGGCCTGGAGCCCGATCCCGAGCTCTACGTGGCGCACATTGTTGAAGTGATGCGAGAGGTCCGGCGGGTCATGCGCTCGGACGCGGTCATGTTTTTGAACATGGGCGATTCTTACGCAGGGAGCGGCAAGGGCCAAGGGGCGAACGGGCATGCTGCAAAGCCTGGAGATAAGCAAACGACGAATATCGGTTCAATCGTGGGTGGCCTCCCGACCAACTACGGAGGTCTTAAAGCGAAGGACTTGATCCTAATGCCCGCGCGGGTCGCGCTGGCCCTGCAGGCGGATGGCTGGTGGGTTCGGTCAAGGATCGTCTGGAAAAAGGATTCGCCCATGCCGGAGAGTTTGGCAGGCTGGCGTTGGGAGCGGCACCGGGTCAAGGTGAAACCATCTAAGAAGTACCGAGACTGCCCCGGCTGCGGCGCCTGCACACCCCATGACCGCCTGATACTGCGCAAGGGGAGCTGGCGCCCCACGACGGCACACGAGTATATCTTCGAGCTGACCAAGTCGGAGAACTACTATGGGGACGGGGAGGCAGTGCGGGAACATGCAGAATATGGTCGAAGCACCGGGGGGGTTCGCGGCGAGGGCAAATATGTAAACAATCAGAGTTTCGACAACTCAAGCCTCGTGAAGGGGAATACGCAAGGGCATACTTATGAAGGTGGTCGCAACCTGCGCTCCGTCTGGACCTTCCCCTCGGAATCGTTCGGCATGCAGATGTGCGAGTCGTGCGGCATGATCTATACCGATAAGCAGTTCCGGCGGCTCCCCTCTCTGGAATACCAGGTCTTGAACACCGAGACGGAGGAGATGGAGGACAAGGTGGGGAAGCGTTGTCTCCGGTGCCACCGACCCGACGCGTGGTTCAGCCACTACGCCGCGTTCCCGTCGAAGCTACCGGAGACCTGCATCCTGGCCGGCACCTCCGAGCGGGGTGTCTGCGCTGAGTGCGGGGCGCCGTGGGCCCGGGTGGTGGAGCGGGTAGAGACAGGCGAGGTCCAGAAGATGGCCGATGGTTGGGACACGGGATCTGGAGCGCATGGAACGATCCATCGCAACGGTCGTGAGGAAGGGGAGAGGGGGAAGCCTGTTATCAGGGCTCAAACCACCGGCTGGCGGCCCACATGTCGATGCCCGGGCCTAGATGGAGACGGCCCCTGGCCCATATTGGAGATGCACCCCGAGGGCGAGGCGAACTGGCCCACGGTTCCCGCGACCGTCCTGGACCCCTTTGTGGGATCGGGTACATCCTGCGTCGTGGCACAGAAGTTAGGCCGTCAGGCCATCGGGGTCGACCTGTCCGCGGACTACCTCGCGTTGGCGACCCGACGTCTCAAGGCCGTCCCGCTGCCCATGGTGATGGCGTGAGGGGCACAATGAGGAAGCCATTGCCAAGTAGGTACCGTTGTCGGAATCACAAGACTATCGGTTGCCCCAACACCTACACCGAAGTGATAGGCGAAGACGGCGCTGGGGGTAGTGGATGGGGTCGGAAAAAACGCTCAGGAGCCGATTGTCTCCCATGCTACTACGCTGGCACGATGCGACAAGTCGGATCAACCCCCGAGATGGTCGAGGCTGTCCCGAAGTTCATGTTGGAATTCTCACTCTCCTTGGCTAGGGGTGGTTGGACATGGTCGGATGTGCAGGAAAGCTTCGCTAGGGGAGCAACACTAGCATGACGGGACAGGCGCGGATGGACCTGCGTATTTGCCAGGGGGTGGATTGGCAGCCGCGCGCCGACCTGCAACGGGACGGTACGTGTGGTGCGTGCGGACGTGCGCTCACCACGACCCGCTGGTTCTGCCGCGCGCCCGCCGGTTGCCGCCACACATGGCTTGAAAACCACCACTGGGGGTATGCGCGGCCAGCCGCGAGGAAACGAGCGAATGGGCAGTGCGTGCGGTGTGGTAGCGCAGCCAACGTAGAAGTGAATCACATCGTGCCGCGCGACGGGCAGGGCTACGCACGCGGCTGTCATCACCACCAGGATAATCTTGAAGCCCTTTGCCACCCATGTCATGTCGAGACGACGCGGCGACAGCGTGTGGAGCGCGCGATGGTGATGGCATGACGGCCGTATACGTCCCGCCCGTGTGTAGGATCTGCGTCCAGATGGTTGAGCTCCGGAGGGCCGAGTCCCTACTTCCCCGCTACACCCCGGAGAGCGACCGACTGAGCTGCCAGTTCCGCCAGCTCCAACGGGACCATCCCAAGTGTTCAAAATGCGGCTGGTTGTTCGGCCCAGCCCACGATAGCGTCGAAAGCGGCGGGGGGATGTGCCAGCCCTGCAGCAGGAAGTACGGAAGGAAGAAGCGGCATGGTTGAGCAAGATGGTGCAACGGGCCTCCTGATACCCAAGGGTGCGCGGCCTCCAGCTCGCACCTGGCAGTGCCGGAAGGGACACCGGCGTAGTGCATCTCACCCGTTCCGGTTGAAGTTTCTCATCGGGGATGAGGTCGTGATGGAAACGAATCCACTCTGTGCCGTCTGCTTCCGCGCGTGGCTGGAGCGGCAGTTCGGGACGCACGAGGTGAAGGTCCAAGCATCGAGGGTCAGGAGGTTGGGAGATGAGAACATTCAGACTCGTGAAGTCCGGACAGCCCCAGGAGGAGCCTGAGGGGGCAGCCTTCGATGCGGCAACGGTGCTGGCGGAGGGTGTCGAGTGGTCAAATGGCGAGGTGACGATGGCCTGTTTTCCTCTTGAGAAGGGGACTCATCATTATGTGTCCCTCGGCGACGTTCAAGAGCGCTACTGTGACACTGGCGTAGCGCAGATCAAGATGACATGCGAAGATTGCGACCCCGCAGAGGCGTAAGTCCACCAGCACTGACAGACGAACTGTAGCCCACCACCCAGGGGCAATGGGGTTAACACATGGGGCTTGCCGGACCGCAGAGGCAGATTGCGAAGCGCGTGTCGCGGCAGGCGCGGATCTGGCGTGTCCTCCGGATGAAGATGGCGGGCGCGACTGATCGTGATATCCGGGATGAGTTAGCGAACGATCCTGAGCAACCTGTCCGCATCTCTCATGCCCAAGTCAACCACGATTGGCACGACGCGCTCAACGACTTGACCGAGAGGAACCGCGGTCAGGCACAGCGCCTCAGGATGCTGATGGGGATCCGGCTCGAACGCTTACTCATGACGCAGTGGGCCAAGGCGACGGCACCGGGGGCGCCCGCCTCGGCCGTCGAGATGTGCCGGCGGATCATCAAGGACCAGACGGAGTTGTTTGGCTTGGCACGCGAGATCGGAGACGAGGACCGGCCGCTGACCTTTCAGGACGCGGACGAACAGGAGGACTATGACGGACTCAGCGACTCCGAGCACGCTACTCTCCTCGCAATCGCCGAACGGCAGGAAGCAGCCCGACTCGCCCTTGGGCCGGGCCAAGCGGAGGCTGCTCAACCTTGAGCGCCTGCGCCACCAGGCGGCGCGTCGGGATGTCGTCTACTGGGGTGAGCGGTCCTACTATGTCGAGGAGACCGAACGGCCCATCGTGCTGATGCCCCACCAGCAGGCGGTGTTGCGGTTCGCCCTGCACCGTGACGCGGAAGGCCGGCTTCCCTATAACACGATCTTGTACTCGTGCCCCAAGAAGAGCGGTAAGACCGCCATCGCGGGGATGGTGGCGCGGTGGGCGGCGGAGACGTGGGGGCGATTCGGAGAGGTTCTGTGCGTCGGGAACGATGCGAAGCAGGCGCAGGAGCGTGCGTACAAGGCGGCGCGGATCAGCATTGAGCTTTCACCCGGGTACCATCGGGGTTCCCAAGCACTCCCCGGGCGCTGGCACGTCCTGACGAAGGACGCGACCTGCTTGACCACCGGCACGACCCTGCGCGCGATCGCGACGGACTACAAGGGCGAGGCGGGCGCCAACCCCATCATGGTTGTCTGGACCGAGCTGTGGGGCTTCACCCTTTCAGCCGATCTGCGCTTCTGGGCCGAGATGGCACCGTCGCCCACGCGACCCGACTCGGTCCAGTGGATCGAGACGTACGCTGGCTACGAAGGCGAGAGCGAGTTGCTGTATGGCCTGTACGAGACGGCTGTCCAAGAGGGACGCCAGCTGACGGCTGGCGAACTTGGCGACCTGACGGCCTTTGCCGAGGCGCCCAATGCGGACAGCCTGGTCCCATGCTACGTCAATGAGCGCGCCAGGATGTTTGCCTACTGGGATGATGGGATACAGGCGCGGCGGATGCCGTGGCAGACGGGTGAGGCGGGGCGCCGGTATTACGCTACCGAGGCGGGACGCCAGACGGAGGCGCAGATGGACCGGCTCCACGCGAACCTGTGGGTGTCGGCCGAATCGAGTTTCATCCCGATCGAATGGTGGGATGCGGCGATAGCCCCTGCCGCCCCGTTGGAGCCGGGGAATCAGACGCCCCTGATCCTCGCACTGGACGCGGGCGTCACGGGCGACTGCTTCGGGCTGCTGGGGCTCACCCGGGATCCAGACCACACGGAGCCGCCCGGCCTAATCCTCCGGATGGTTCACAAGTGGACCCCGCCCCCTGGAGGCGCCATCGACTTCGCTGGGCCGGAGGCGATGGTGCGGGACCTGTGCGCACGGTACAACGTGGTGGAGGTGGCGTACGACCCGTTTCAGCTCCATCAGTTTGCGGGGCGGCTTATGAAAGAGGGCGTCGCGTGGTTCCGCCAGTTCAACCAGGGGGAGGAGCGCTTGAGGGCGGACAAGGGCCTGTACGACCTGATCGCGCACCGCAGGATCAAGCACGACGGCAATCTGGATCTGAGGGAGCACCTGACGAACGCGAACGCGAAGCAGTCGGCGAAGGAGGACACGAAGCTGCGGATTGTGAAGAAGTCGGACTCAAGAAAAATCGATCTTTGTATCTGTTT